GGATGTGCTCCTCGAAGCTGGATTCAGAATCGAGGAGTTCTCGGATGCAGGGAGAAAGTTTCTCTCTGGTCCGGATGGACAGGACGAGGCAACGCCTCGTGACTATTCCACAGTTGCAGGTATCATGGATTATGACACTGCAGCTTCCACTCTTTCAAGCCTAACTGACTTAGAGAGTGAAGCTTTTTCGGATTTCACACCAGTTGAACCGAAAAAGCATAGTCGACCTAAGAAGGGGACCTCCCGTAGGATCGACTATGAGGATTACTTCAAGATTGTATCTGGAAGATTCCTCGCAGACGTGAATGGCCTCAAAGAGCGCCCTCGCGTACTGATCTGGCAAGGAGACGTAAAGCGTCTCCAAGACCCAGTTAGCCCGTCTCTGTTCCGCTGGTCGGAGAACGGGGCTTCCACTCCTAGGAACCGAATTCGGTTTCAGGATGTGTCGAAACCGGAAATCCAAATGGATTTCCTGCTTCGCCATACACATTGGGGATACAAGCTCAACCAATTGTGTATCGGTGAGAAGAAGCTTGAAGAGCTCTCTCTCATCGGAGCTAACGGAGGTCGCAAAGCGACCACGTCGGCTAGACTGCTCAGGAAAGTGATATTTCATTTCCTGTGCGGTAAGCAAGACCCTCGGTGGACCGAGAGTTTTGCCAGATCCATCTACGAAGAGCCGGTCTTGCGTGATGGATACTCTCGATCGTCCAGTCTACTAGAGATTCTGAAGACGATCGATGGAGTAATAGTACAAAGAATGTGCTGTTACCCCCACGAACAATGGACATACGAGAAGTATGACTTGTTTGTACTAAACCTGCTCTGGGAGTTACTCTCAGATGGGTTTATGGACGGTCAGTTGAAAAGCACAGCTTTCAACATCCGCACTAGGTTCTCCGAACTGAAAACAGCCCGGAAACTTATCAAGTTCTCGACTCTAAATAGAGACGTGGACTTGCTCAACCATCCGCACTTCAAGAAAGATGCGAAATGGTTGCGCTTTTTCCTCCCCCTCTGGAAGGAGATGGAAAAAGAGAAGGATCGCACCAGAAAACTTTTCCTGGCGGCGACCCTTTCACAGACTAGGGGTGCTGGTAAACCTCCTCTTCTTGTGAACCTACAGTCTAAGATCAAGTTTCTTAAGACTGTAAGTATCCCCGATGACATAAGCGACACGGCTTTATGTATCATTCGGGCTGCGATGCAGGAAGAGCTTCAAGCTCTTCCTGATCGCATCTTCACTGGGCTCCGGACAAAGTCTCGAATCACAGTGAACGCCAACAGCTGCTGGGAAAAGACCCAGGCTGAGGCGGGAACTTTGGCTGCAGTACAAGAATTCTGTAGAACCAAAGCACTCGGTGAGAGGGCCATGACATATGACCTCAACACCGGACGACCGAGCGGGCTTCTTGAAGAAACCTGTTCGGCTGGAGAGTACATCTTCTGGCGAGCTCTAGAAGAAGTACTCTGGCTGACCCCAGCAAAGCGCAAGCAAGCTATGCTGGTGGTCGTGGACGAGCCTGGTAAAAGTAGATCTATTACCAAGACTCGCGCTTGTGTCAAGATCGTACTCGATCTTGTCAACAAGATCTGCGCAATCCCTTTGGAAAAGGGGTTTAGCAGTAGCCACAGTGGTATGCGAGCTGCACACCACGCGTGGAATCACTTTAAGTCTTTCGAAACGAAGGACTTCGAGGATATCCTCTTCGATGTAGAGTCCTACAAGGAAGAGGATTTTGCAGATTTTACGTTGATTACGAAAATCTACAAACGCGTTTTCATGACCTCGACGGATTATGAAACCGCTACTGACTTTCTTTCCCACAAAGTAGGAAAGGAAATCGGGATGCAGTGGATGCTCAAGTGTGGCATCCCCCGCATTCTACGTGGTCTCGTATGCGAAATCGCATACGGGCCGCGAGACATCCATTTCTATGGAAATATAGAGATGGGTGCCGTGGTTGACGAAGAAAAACATCTTCGGTCACTCACAACGTGCAGGGGCGTCCTCATGGGAGACCCCCTCACGAAGATTGTGCTACATTTTGTAAATATAGTCACAAGATCTATCTCGAAGCGAATTGCAAATAGCGATTTGCTTTCGAGAGCGTTTGGCCAGACTGAAGCAGTCGGTACAAACGCGTTGATGAAAGAAATTCTTGATTTCTAAATCATCAAGGGCCCTACTCCAGAAATTACTGGTGCAAGGCGCTCAACCCTTAACGGCAACGTGAGCGTTG